ACCACGACCATTTGCAGTTGCCCATGCAGATGTGCCTGGAGCAGTAGCGAATAAATCATACCATCTCCAACGTCTACGAACATATGTATTATCTGGAATAATGGCTTTTACACCAGCACCATTTGCATCACCATCCAATCTAACTGTTAAGTTATGTGTAGAAATTGCAGTAATTTCATATTCATTACCTTCATCTCCACTAATGTGAGTAAATGCACTTGCAGTAGTTGATGCGTCAGCAGATGAGAATGATATTAAATCACCCACATTAAATGCAGTACCATCGTCAACACCAATTGTTGTTGCACCAACAGCATCTTCTACAGTGGTTAAATTAGATGAAGCTAAATTTTCTTCAAATGCAGTTGCACTTGGACAAATTGAAACACCTATTGAGTTACCCCATGTTCCAGGAGTTCTTGCAGCCCATTCACCGACAGAGCCTTCACCACTTGCATAGTTTTCTTGATAATGGTCGTCATTTTTAATAATTACAGCTGTACCACTTACAGCAGCATTTACTATACCAGATGTTGGTCTTACAACTCTTAATGCGTTTCCATATTTAAGAAAGTTGGCAGCAACGAACCATGGCTCAAAATTACTACCGTTTGGTTTTCCAAAAGTTTGTACAAGTTCTTGTTCAGAAGTAATGTCTACTATGTCTTCTACTGGTCCTTTATATGCCGGCAATGAAATTGCGGCAATGGAAGTAGAAACAGCAGGAATGACATTAGTTAAATCTATTTCTTTAACTTGTACACCTGGAGAAACTAAAAATCCCATATCTATGTCTCCTTTTTATTTAAATTTATGATATTAAAATATCACAAAATCTTTTCGATTTCATTAATATTTATAAAATTGATGTTTCTAAAAAATACATTTTATATGTGATAGGACATATAAATATCTTTATGAGTAATAATCATTACACCAAGTATAAAGATACCATTAAAAAAGTTGCAAGAAGAAACTATTATAAACGTGTTCAATGGTTAAATGAATATCTAATCGGCAAAGCATGTAAGTATTGTAGCGAAAGTGAAGCAATCTGTCTTAAATTTCATCCACATGACGCAAAAGTTAGAAAACTTTCTAAAAGAAAAGGACTGAACGAAACAAGTAGAGAAGAAATTAAACAATTATTATCCGAATGTAAAATTGTTTGTTCTAATTGTTGGTTAAAGATAGATAATGACTTAATAGAATTTATTTAAAAGTCGTCAGTTGTTCTTACAACAGGCGACCACCGAGTTCCATAATTATCTACTAATTCTTCACCGATATCATCTTCTGGTAAACCATCTTGAACAAACCCAAATGGTAACATATCACTTTCAAGTTGGTCTGCTGATTCTAAACTTATTCTTTTTCTTAAATCAATATCAGTTAATTCTTTATAAAATTGTTGAGTAGTACACCATGAAAATAATATACCACACATTACTAAATCATCATTACAACCATCATCAGCAGCATATGAACTTCCATGAATAATAAAAGTTGACATCTCATTTATTAAATCATAATCTTGTGTAATAAGTTTATCTGATTCTATTAATGTTTTAAAATTGGAACAACCAATTCTCTTTACAGCTTTTGTTGTTCTTACACCAAGTTGTGACCTACCAGCACCACCAAGACCAGAACCAAGTATTTGTCCAGCACGACCACGCATCATCGACATTAACATATTATCATATTCTAAATCAAATTGTAATGTATGTGCAACTTGGTCTCCAATATCATTTACTTCTATAAGAACAAATGCTTGATTATAAACTTTTGCAACATCATATATTTTATTTGGAAACAATAAAGGTTTAATTTCGTTATCTCTATATTTCGCAACAACTTTATATGGTAGTTCTGTTATATCAATAACTAAAAATGCAGAATAATCATTTGCAAGTCCTCTTGATACATCTGCAACCAACATATAGTTATGTTCTTTTTCTGGCATCACATGTACATCTAATCCACTATTAGATTTAATCGGGGTTTTATATGCAAGGTGTCTCAATTTAGACGGCGATATTAAAGTATTTACAGAACCCAAAAACTCACATTCAAATTCTGTTTGGAATTGTGCTTCTGATGTATTTCGTATCGTTTCTCTTTTCCATTTTTCAGTTCTGCCAGGAATTTCTTTCCAATGAACTTCTATTGGTATATACGAATTTCTTTTATTCGTTGCATCAACCCACAACTTATAAAACATATTCATACCTCTTGGAGTTGAAACTATAATTACTTTTGTACTTTTACCAGCAGATATCGTAGGATAAACAGAACTAAAAAATTGTTCTGCGATATTACTTGGAACATATGCAAACTCATCTAAGAAAATAATATTATAACTACCACCTCTTACTGCACTAGCACTTGTAGAAGCAGCAAGTATTTTTGAACCATTTTCTAATTCAAGAGAACCTTTGTTCCATTGTAACACACCTTGTTGTAACCACTTAGGTAAATTTTCATATGCAAGTTGTAATCTTCCTAAGATATCTCTTGCAGTTGCAGCTTTGTTTGCAAGAATAGCAACATTAACAGTTGAATTAAATAAAACATAATATAACAAATAAGCTATTATGGTTGTAGATTTTCCAGATTGTCTTGGAAGTTTACAAATACTAAAACGATTCTTATGAAAAGTTTTAACCATGTTCCTTTGAAACTTATACATACCGAAAGGTATTAAACCCTCATCAAGAGATATAATTTTGATATAATGTTCAATAAAATACAGTGGGTCTTTCATACACTTAGTGTATTCTTCAACTGTTTCTGATGTCCAATTCTCTTGTACATTGGCAGACTTTAAGTTAGGATTATTTAAATAGTGACCACTAGTTGACATTTTTCAATTGCTCTATATCTTTTTTATTCTCAGTAATTTTTTCATCTTGCAATATATCAATCATGCTTTGTAATTTTTTTGCTTTTTCTTCTTCAGTATCTAAATGTAAATTAGGATTCATTACCTTTTCTAATTTTAAAAATACAATTCTTTCATTAGGAACATATCTCCATATCAAACCATTATCAGAATATACACTAAACACCGTTTCTCTTGCACCAATTTTAACAATCATTCCCTCTTGACCATCAAGAATAATTGTATCACCTTCGTTAAAAGCAGGATTCCATTTAAATTGCAATCCTTTTGCTAAAGATGTTGCCCAATCTTTAAACATAATTGCAACAATGGCACTAATTAAAATACCAATCCACGGCAATAAAAAACTAGTCAGTTGTACTGTCTGACTTTCTAATGTCGGCATCTATTATTCTTCCTTTTCCAGTTAATGCTTTTTGTAATTCAGCAGTTGAGCCAATGAACAATGCGTTAGTTACACTTTTTGGTGCATTACTAGGAACTTCTTTTAATTTTTTCATATCATTTTGAAGTTGCATTAATTTTTCTGTTACTTCAGCAACATTTTTAATTAATTGTCCAGCAACTTCATATGTTCTTGGATGTTCTGATTCTTTTGCAAGAGTGATAATACCATCAATTGCTTCTTGACCTCTTTCAATTAGGTTATAGAAATTTTCACGACTATACTTGTAGTCAATTTCTTTTTCGTCATCACCAGATGGTCGGGGAATAACTTTATTATCTTCAGGCATAGAGGTTTTTATATCGCCAACGATACCTAATGATTCATTTATCTTTTCATCAATACTCATAATATTATCCTACAGAAGTATTTATTCGTCAGAACCTGTAATCGGATTATAATCTTTTGCATCTTGATAAACAGATGTTGTTTCATTAAATCCAAAATCATCATCAGCATCAGCTGATGTTGGGTCAGGTGTAACCGTATATCTCTGTTCTCTTGTAGGAGATTTATCAGGCAAGTCTACATATTGGTCGACTTGCACAGTTTTGATAATACTTGTTGAAGTAACTGGCCCATATAAATAAAATTTCAATGTGAAAGAAAGATTATATATTATAGAACGTCTTGAAGCAAAATCCCCTTCGTAACTATCTTCATAATTAATACTATTTAATATAATAGGAATATCTCTTTTAGAATCCATTGCAATATTATCATTAATTGTTACAGTATAATCTGGTTGAAAGTATGGAAGTATTTGTTCTAGTATTTGTAATCCATCATCACTATTTTTTGACATGATAGATAATGAAAATTCTAAATTATAAGGAACAGGCATGTATTGAGTATCTAATTTTTTATCAGTACCACTTTTAACTTTTTTAAATTTTTGAACACGATTTAATTTTCTTGCTGGGTCATAAGTTAAACCAGTTATTTCAAAACCAATACGAGGTAAAGTTACTGCAACTTTATTATCTAAACTTGCATCCTGTCTAAGTCTTGCAAGAAACTTTTGTTTTGGTCCGTATGCAAGTGGAACTTTCATAGTTTGTGTAATAACACCAGCATTGTTCTTACGAACTAAGTGAATGTCATTAAACATACTTCCGAAAGCTACTACTAATTTTCTAATTGTTTCGTGATAAAATTGTGATTGCCCTAACATAATTTATAACTCCTATAATCCACCTTCTGAGAATGGATTCGATTCAGAAAAATCAAAAATGCTATCATCAAGTGTATCGAGATATTCATTTTGTGCTTTATAATCTGAACTTTGGTCTCCTACTATATAATCTTCTTTAACTATATAGTGTTTTGTTCCTATTAATTCTTTTATTTTTGCAGTGGTTTGACTGGTTTGTCCAGTAAAAGTTTCACCATCTGTAAATTCTGTTGAAGTAATTAAAGTATATGCCATTGGGTCTAATATATCTAATACATATCCAATAGCACCAGAACTTGCACCGACAATTCTTTCGCCAACTATAAATGATAAACCAAAATTATCATAGAAATCAATTCTTGATTGTTCAGTATCTTCTGCAAGAATCGCACCAGATAAGTATTCAGATTCACCTTGTATATCACTATCAGCATTTGTACTAGAACCATCTGTTCCGTCTAATATTAAATTCTCTCCACCAGTTGAATCTTCTAATAAGAAACTTTCTGTATATGTACCACTTTGTTCCATTGAAACTTGATACTGCATTGAGTCTCTTGTAAATGTTGTTTCTACAGCATCTATTTCTGCAATATCTGTATCAATAATTTCACTTGAATATTCAAATGTTCTACAACTTAATCTATAGGTAGGTCTATTTTGTACTTGATAGAATGGGTCATCATGGTCAACAAATGTTATTTCAAACATTTTATTTAATGTTGGGAAGTAAATTACATCGCCTTCATTTGGTCTTGATGAGACTATGATATTAGAATCAGTTCCAACTAGTTCATCGAATCTTCTTCTTGAAACTGTAAAAGAACATTCCTCTCTCATTTCTAAACCGAATTTGCCCATTAATTCTTTTTCGCCACCGAAACCATCAACTTCGTTGAATACCATTTCGATTAAATAGGCATCATCAAATTTAGAAAGAGTATCTTCATAAAAAAGATTATCTTCCTTTACAAGTGTTCTTGGTAAGTAATATACTTCTTGACCTTGTATTCTTATTTGTTCTATAGCTATAGCTTCGTAAAGGTCTTGTTCTGATTGAGTTCCAGTATCAAAATACACATTTGTGGGCGCCATTTATCTATCCTATTTGAACCATTGGTGGTACATCATATGCCAGTTTTATTTCTTCATGAAGTTTTTCTAGTTCTTCTTTTGCTTCAGTAAGAATGGTTTCACCATTAATTTCAACACCACCTAACATTTGCATACCCCTAAATTTAAGTAGATTGTTTCCCCATTGTTTTTTTATTAATGCAGTTGCATATCTTTTAAAATACATATCGTTCCATATAGAACTATAAGTATCTGGGTCGAGTTGTCTATATGCTTCGATAATTAAATATTCACCAGCAGCAATATCATTTGTCCAATCCATATCTATATACAATCTGTTTTGGTGTTGATTATGTCTTAGTGGAATTTCTCCAACTAACATTTGATTTATAAAAGATAAATGTTGCATTGTCATTTTATAATGCATAATAGATGTAGAAGAAAAATCATATAAATCATTTAATCTTAATTGGTATTTTACATCAAATATATTATTTGTTGAACTATCATCAAAAGGAAAAACTCTAACAACGGATAAAACTGTATCTGGAACTGGTATCCATCCTTTTTGTTCTACCCAATCAGCAGTTGTTGAACCATCTTTATCATCTGTTGCAGTTGCAGCAGTATCGTTTGCTTGACCTCTTGTTAAATCTGCAGCTGTCATTACGTGTTTAAGAAAAACCCTTTCTACACCATTATAGTGATATTCTTGAAAATATTGAAGTGCTTCTTCAACCCTATCATCACATTGGTCGTCATCAACATTAATTTCAATGACTGGTTGTCCTAATGCTCTTAAACAGTATTGTTTAAGTGTTGCTTTTGTTGTTGGTGTTGCCATTTACTTCTTCCTTTGTTTATATTTATAAAGAAAATTGACCAATAAACGACTAAGGGGTGTTAACTAATTTAAGTAAAAGAGATTTAATTTCTTGCATTTCAGTTTTTAATGTGTTTATTTCTCTGCTTGCTTCTCTAATTTCATCTCTTTGTCTTTGTGCATCTCTTGACCGTTTAACTGCCATTTCGTATGCACTTCTATTCGTGTTAATAATCGCATTAGAATGAACATCTCTTGCTAAATCTGATTTATCTTTTACTGGTATTGTTCCACTCATAATTTTATGTTGCTAGTGCCAACGCCCTTAAATCTTTTATTCTTGGTACTTCAGCACAATTTGTTCCTTGCATTTTAATCTTAATTGCAAATGCAATAAACTCATCTAATGCACTTCCTGTACCATCATCTTTTTTACCTGCAGTATATTGATATTCAGTAAAATCATCTTTCGTAGTATTTGCAGTTACCGTATCATCAGTAGTTCCTGTAGTATTAAAATATACCCAGCCCAAATCATCAAAGCTAGATGCATCATCTGACCTTAGAATTTTATACATAACTTTAATATCAGAAGTAGAAGGTTTATGTGCATCAAGAATAAGTCTCAACGCAGTAGCAGGACTAGCCAGTCCGACTTTTTTAGTCATATAAACTGTTTCGCCACTATCGCCTTCTGGTTCGATTGCATCAACAAAGTCACTTGTTGGATAAACATCAGATGAACTATCTACATTCGTTATTCTATTTGCAGCACAAACAATTGATTTTTTGTCTAAATCAACATATGGTGAAACATATTCACTTGTACTATTTAATACAAAATTTAATGATAATGATTTAGCAGCAGACATTTCATTTGTTTCATTAATACCAGATGCAATTAATTTTGGAACATCAAAATTATAATTTTCATTTAAATCAAACGATACACCTGTACTTGCTTTAGTAAATGAACTTTGAGTTCCATCTGGACTTGTTCCAGATGTAGATTTAATAGTTGGACTTAATGTTGTTTCTGGAAATCCTAATGTAGGTAGTAATACTTTAAATGTATCAAACAATGCATTTTGTGTTGCAGTTATAGAACTGCCACCAAATGTTCCAGCAGTTTCAGCTGAAAGTGTAGTTGCAACAGTATAAGAATCAATTCCTACATTCGCAACTGCAGCGTGTGTTTTATTAATTTCATCTAATATTAATCCATTGAATTGATAGAACTCAACCGTTGCACCATCATCATGAGCAGCAGCAGTTGTACTTCTTGCCCCTCTTGATACACCAGTAAGTGTTTTAGTAGAAACACCTGTGTATGAAATAATCTCATCATCAATTTTAATATAATATGTTGATGAAATTATATTATAAACTCCACTTGTATCTGTAAAGTTTGTTACAGAATCTAAAATAGGACTTGTGGTACTATTATTAATCGCACCATTTAATGTTGTTGATAATCCACTTGATACACCAGCAATAGTTACATTGTTTGATGTTGAATACATTTGATGGTCTGTTTGTCTAACTTTAACAAGAGCAGTTGAAGCAAAACTTTCTATAGAATTTGCTTTTAAAGTTTGTGTTGATAATGCATCATTATTTAATGTTAAAGTACCAGATGTTCCAGTTGTAAATGATGCTCTATATAAAGTAAATTTTAAATCTTCAAAATCAAACGCAGTCCAAGTAGAATTATTTTGTGATTTAAACAAGACACCGAGAAATGGTTGGTCGTTTATAAATCTTCCAGCAGTTACATCTGTTTCTCCCATTCGAGAAATCCAAACATTATAATCCTGTGAATCTGTCATCAACACCATAGCATATTCTACACCAGGCGCAATATAAACTGGTGATTCAAAAGTAAATGTTGTTGTAGTAGCAGCTGTACTCGCATCAACATTTACTGAAGATGGATTTAAGGTTACACTACCAAATGGTATAACTTTTTTGGTAGGAAATCCATTATCCATCTCTCTTATTTGTAATGTTACTGGAATTGTAGAATCTTTTGTAGAAAAATATACATCTATCTTTGTTATAAATTCTCCAGTACTACTTTCAGATATAAACGATTGTGCTAATGGGTCACGCCATTGAACATCAGTAAAGAATTCTCGGCCTACTGGATTACCACCATTTCTTTCTGTTACAGATGTTGCTTCTATTCTAGCATTTCTAGTCGAAATAAGGTCTCTTTCTCTTGTTTCTAATATTCCAGAAGCAGTATAAGTTGCTTGTGCAAAACTATCTGCTTTTGTTAATGTTGAATTTGTTGAACTTGTTGTTAATCTAAAATTAATATCACCAGTTTGCCATACAGGATTTCCTGATACAGTTGGGCTTGGAATAGCAAATGTTCCACTTACAGCACCATTGGCATCTGTTGTTAAAGTTCCACCCAATGCACCACCAGTCGGTGTTATATATGCAGTTACAAGTTCTTTATCAAGATAAGGATAAACTTTTGTGTTGGGTTTCATAGCAACTACACTAAATGTTACATTTCTTGCACGAATAAATGGAACTATCCCAGTTGAAACCAATCTATCATTTATTATTTCTGTATCAATTTGTTCAACAATTTGATTGTTTATTCCTGTTCTTGTTCTTATACCTGCTTCAGTCCATAGTGTTGCAAAATTACCAATTCGACCATCCCCTAATCGAATCCCTTCCATTACTGGGGCGTCCAAAAAATGAGACCCAGCATTAAGTCTTACACCACTCCATTGAGTTTCCCATGCATTCCATATCGTTCCAATTGCATTTTGATTTTCTGACACAAAGGTATTAAAGTTTCCTTCCAACATACCTGGTCCTAACACATCTGGATTATATTGAGTTTCAAACCATTCATCACCATTTGGGTCTAATGTACATATACCTGCCCATAGAAATGTTAAAAATGGATTTAAATTTTCTGTTGTAGTGGCATATGGTTGGGTAATACTTGCAGTATCAGTATAAGGCAATGTTACGACATCACCAGTTAATTGATATCCATCTGCAGTTCTTTCTGCAGTTGTGGTATTTTCTTCTGTTAAACCAATACCTTTCATAAAGTATTTTGGTCGGAGTTCGTTATTTTGCATATCCACAGAACATCTATAATCTTTATGACTAACATTCCCAACTCTATGTCCAGCGAAATTATCTACCACCAAACCAGATTTAAATCTATTCAATCCATTTTCATCTTGAACTTCAAAACTTTGTGCTTCGTTTTCTAACATACTTAATGCAGTATAATATTCAATATTTTTAATTCTATTTTCTAAAAGTCCAATATCACGCATTGTATATCTTTTATTATTAGCCCTACTAACAAGAGTATCAGTCGCAATATCTGTTAGATACGAATCTAAACTAATATCAGCAAGTTTCATTGCATTATCAAGTGGTTTGGGATAAGTAGGTGTATCACTAGGAGCACCAGATATAACTTTAAACTCACCTGATGATGTTAAGAATAAAGAGTCTCGTCTTGCAAGATAATAATCTATATCTGCCTGAATATTTTTTCCATCTTGACACATATCTGTAATTGATGAACCTGTTCCATTAAATAATCTGGAAGCAAAGTCAAACGAATATCCTGTAATTGTATCTACATCAGTAACAGTTGCACTTGCACCTGCAATGTCAGCAACTCTTGGTCTAAAATCTGCACAATCACTTAAAAAATATTGACCAGTTGGTTGTCTTACATCTGGGTCGATTCTTGTTGCACCATATACTGGTATATCTTTATAACTGAATTCTACTCCAGAAGCAGGATATGAATCTACAGTAAATAAATCGCCACTACCGTGTTCAAAGTAATCAAAGACTACAAGTAATTTTCCAGTTGGTGCTGGAAAACCTGGTTTTCTAACAATTCTTGAAATATCATAATAGTTATCTCGTTGTCCAGTATCAAGTGTAAAATTACTTGTTGCAACTGTATCGCCATCTGTTTTTGCAGTTGCTGTTGCAGTAGCACCAGATGTTGCACCTGTAAGTGCGTCTGTGCTTGAAAAATCTGTTGCAGTTGATAACACATATTGTAGTGGACTTGTTGTGGTAATAAGAAATCCTTTTGCACCACTTGTTCCACCAGTGATTATTTCACCTCTTTGGAAAGTACCTGTGATAGTTCCTGTGGTTAAAGTTGGAGCAACAGCATTTGTGCCTGAAGCCAAAGATTCATAAACGGCACGAAGTCTAAAACAATCTGCACGACCAAGTGAAATTTCAGTATCACTTGCATCACAACCCCAAGTTCTATTTGCAGTAGAACCAACATTTGCAACAATTACAGTTTTAGATGATTTTAATGTTTTTGCTTTTGCACTTACAACTGTTCTTGTTAATGATGCAAGAACTTGTACATGGAAATCGCCTGTAGTACCAAAGACTGTTGTTGATGTTATAGTAAGCGTTCCACTACCAGTACCACTCGTTGCGACATTTGTTCCTGTGATATCTATAATATCACCAGCATCACCAGTACCACCTGTTCCATCTTGAACAATTGCGATTGTATAATTTGCATTTGTTGCTGTATTAAATGTTTCATTTGAACCAGCAGTTAAAGTTATAATACCAGACGAGTTAGGTATTACAACAAATTGTCTTCTTACTTGAATTGTAGTATCAGTAACTCCACTATTAGTATCAGTTAATAAAGTTTTAATTCTTCTTTTTGGTAATTTTCTGATTGCAATATTTTTAGTTTGTTCATTTAGTTTTGCACGTTTTCTGACAATGTTTGCAGTTGTAATTGCATCGGTAGTTGGGGCAACAGTAAATGATATTGCAGTAGCTGTTATTGCATCTACAATTCTTTCTTCAGTTGCACCTGCTACTCCTGTTGGAATAACGACTATCTCTCCGACTATAACTTCACTTGTATCAAACCCAGATACACCAATTAAATTATCTGTACCTGATGTTTCAGTTCTATAAGTACCACTTAATGTAAATTCATCTGTTAGTTTAACATCTGCACTAAAATCTACATCTGAACTATCTGTTTTACCACTGTATAATTGTTTAACTTTAGAAAAACCATGCGTTGCGATAGAAGAAATAGTTATATCAGCATTACTAGAATTTTCAACTACTTGTCCTGTTTCTGCAGAATCACTTTCTGTGATTTCTTCTGAAGCTGAGAAAGTTCCATTTACAGATACTAAAGTTAATCCTGTACCACTTGTATCTGCATATGCATATCCAGTTGCACCAGATGTTTCACCTTTTACTCTTGCACCAGCGGGAATCACTGGACTTGGAGCAGCACTCATTGTAAGCACAGTAAACATACGAACATCAAATAAATGAAATTTTACTTCAGAACTATTTCCACGAACATCAGATATAAAGTTTGTACTATTTGTACCTGAACTATGTTCAATTGCTCTAACTCTTGCAACACCGATATTTGTACCAGAACCAGCACCCCCAAGTACTTTTGTAACCTGTGCATTATCAGCATGAGTAGCAGCTGTGGTACTATTAAATCCTCTAGTTACTGTTAAAGTATTAGATGAAATTGCTGTAATCTTCATCTGTTCTGTTCCTACTTGAATCACATTAAGCAGATTAAATTCACTTCCATCATCAACATCAATTGCAGTTTCAGAATCATCTAAAGCTTCAGCCAATAAGGAAGTTGCATTTGTTGTGTTGGCAGTTGCAGTATCATAAAGTAAAACTGGTTTAAATGGTACTACATCACCCGAATCTGCAGGCGACAATTCTGGTATGCTATAAACATTAGTAGCAGTAACATAGTTACCTAATTCTTGTACAGCGACAGCTGAATTCACATAAGCAAATGTTCTTGGTTTTTCTATATCAATAAAAGATGGAGCGAATTGTTCTATTCTATAACCATCTATATATGATTTACCTGCTGATATGTGTGCAGTAATATATTTTTCATCTGCAGTATTTCCACTATCAGTTGTTGTCCCAGAAGAATACACACCATTGTTTATTGAATTATCTAAATTTTCTCTTAACTCAATACTATATGGTTTTACACTATAATTTCCTGATTCTTCAAAAGTTCTTTTTGCAATATTATCACCTAAGACAGAATATATTCCACCAGGTCTAACTTTATTTTCCAGATTTCCATTTTTAGTTCTTAATAATTCTACAAAGTTTGTATCTTCAGATGAACCTATTGCAAGTTTTGCTAATGCACAAGAAATTTTTAATCTATGAGCACCTTTAGCAGCATAATTAGTAGAACCAGTTGCATTATCTTGAAGTGAACTATCTGCTTCTGGTGTTACAAGTGTTTCTGTAATTGTTAATCCAATTCTATATGAAGGCGTATCAGTATATTTGTCTAGGATAAGTCTTTCAGCATCAACGTGTACAAAGTGTCCACGAATAAAATAAACACCTGCTTCTATGTTACAAGAAGAACCAGTTGCAGTTGCATCTGATGCCTTAGTTGTTGCTGAAGCTGCAGCTGCAGAATAACTTCCGACTTCACCATCTGAAGAAATATTTTCTCCATCACTAAAAGTAGTTGATGTAGTATTAGTTCCAGTTTTTGTATATTTTACATAAAGAGTAATTGGGTCAGTTGAAGTAGCAGCAACCGCTTCAATAACTTCTGCAATAACACCAGATGTTACACCAGTAATCCTAGTTCCGACATAATCAGAAATATTACCTGCGATAGAAGCACTACTAAATGCGTCTTGTAATTTTACTGCATAGTATTCATTAGTAAAACCTATATTACCAGGAATTACCATTGCACCTTCTTTAAAAATATGTCTACCAAATTTATCTATTTGGTTTTGTAAAATAGTTTGAAGTGTTGTTAATTCTCTTGCTTGTACTGCATATGATGGTCTGAATAAAACTCGGTGAAAATTATCCGATTCATCAAAGTCATCATAATAAGGACTTACATTTAAATTTGTTTTTTCCATTGTTCAACCTTACTCTTAAAATTCAATAATTAATTTAATATCTTCTGTTTGGTCACTCGCTCTTGATATTGGTCTTCTACTTTCTGTATATAAAATATCGCCACTATCGTGTTCAATTTCTTCATTTGCAAATCCATTAGTAAAAGTAATAGTTGAATCACCAGTATCTACAGAACTATCTGCGGCGGCATCTGGAGCTCCAGTTACACTGGAAGTTGCACCAGTAATTGTATAAGTTCCACTAAATGCATCTTTATTTCCATCACTTGGTGTTCCATAATCAGACCATCGTTCTTGTTGATAGTAAAGAATTCGAAGAGTTGAATCATATTCTACAACTTTTCCAACTGCACCAGAAGTTGCTTGTGTTATTTTTTCATCTGCTTGAAAAGTTCCAGCACCACTCGCTAATTTCATAGCTTTAACAGAACGAAGTGTTGTTGCTGTTGAAACAGTTGTAGTTCCATAATTGTATGGGTCTTGTACTAATGATACTTGTCTAAAATCATTTCCTGTAAGGAAGTCATCTCCTTCTGCTTGTGTAAGATTTGTGTGCAACATTACATAATGTCCACCTAATTCTTTTACTGCATTGTCACCATGTCCTTCTTTCGGTCCGATAACTACTGATACAGCACCACCACTACCACCACCAACATTTGTAGCAGTACTTAAATCAGCATCACTATAAATTGCACTAGAAGCTAACGATACAGTACCATGAGTATATCCAGCTCCAGCGGCATGAATAGTTGTATCAGTTCCAGCAGTTAATCCATAACTTACGATTGCATTACTAGCGATTGTAATTCTTATAATTGCACCAGATGATGTTCCAGAACTTGTACCATCACCATGAACAGGTGCATAGTAAGTTCCATTTGTATAACCAGTTCCAGCAGTTACTATAACTGAATCTATTGCACCATCAGTTGCAGCAGATGAAACTGTACTATCAGTTGACACTGGTATATAATCACTTGTTAAAAAGTTTGAAACTTCTGAACTTGTAATTGTGTACATATATTGAAGAACATATCCACCTATTGCATGTGGAGCTGTAGAAGTTGAAGATGGTTCAGCACCAGAATATGCAGTTCCACCATTATTATCTAAAACTTTATAAACTCTATAATCACTTGTCATAAAATAAAAAGTTGAATCATAAAGATTAGTTGCACTAGATGTTGTGGTATTTGAAGAACTGATATTATGTTCGTACATATCATAAGTTGTACTGTTTGCCCAATTTCTTCTAGGTATTACATAAGTGACATCAGTAGATGTTAATTTTTTAGCTGCAATCATACTATCCCAAAGATAATATTCCGAACTTACATCATCTACTGGTGTAGGTGGAGATAAATCTGTTCCACCACTTGTATCACTAGTAAATGAAATAGGTTTTCCTATTCCTATATAATAGGTATCCGCTGAAGATTCGCTTAACGATTCATAGAATTGTTCTGCGTTATGTAGTCTAAATTTTTCTGTAATTATTGCAGCCATTTTTATTTATTTCCTTTCCTTATATTTATACATATTTTATATATAACTCATCATTAAAAGTGTAACCATCATTAATCTGCTTCAGCGATGGTATTACCTGCATCTACCCATGCTAGTATTTGTCTGTAATCTTTATTACCTGTATTCAATGGAACTGATGCTCCAACTCCGTCAGTATAGATAACTAAATATTCATATACGATGTTTGAATCATCTGCATCAAGTGTCCATTTTTTAACTGAATCAATTACCCTTGCCATTTCTATACTCCCTTATAACTCTGACTCTGCTGTATACGCATAGTAATATGCATACCCATGACTAAATGCATTAGTCTTAGTTGCAAACAAAAATCCATAATCTATAGTATGTTGTGCTGCCACAGTACTACTTACTCTAGTACCACTGTGTATTGTGTATACTGAACCTGCCAGACCATCTTGGTCATATATAACTACTGTTGGGGATAATCTTTTTCTAGTCCTGTATTGTATACCACCAATTGAACTGACTGTAGCTGCATAGGTTGCACTACCCAGTCCATATACTACTTTTTGTCCTGCATACTGTTGGTCTTGACCCCAGTCCATAGAGGTTTCATAGTACCTTTCACAATCTTTCATTGTCTGACTTACTGGTTGTCTCTTGAAAGCATGAGCACTTGCACTTGTTTCTAATTGTACGTCTGTAACATATAAGAAATTACCTGCATCTGTATCATCAACTCCAGACCAGATGAATACTCCTATGTTAGCTGTTGAGCTTGTATCTACTGATACGTTTTCTATTGTGTATCTTGCCCAACTTGTTGTTGGACTTAAATCTGCTGCTGTATTTTCATAAGTGCAACTAGAAGCTAGAGTTGGTACTGTGCCTTCTGATTCCCAAGTAGCTACTATATCAGAAGTAGGAGCATCTCTAGTGCCAGACCAAGAAACTACTGCTGCTCTTACATCATCCATTTTAGCACCAGTTACTTTCATAGAAAAAGAAAGACTTACATTTCCACCTATTGCTTCAGAGCAATTTATGTGTTCTATCCATTGTACTATTCCAAATTGTTTATCTACTGTTTCTACATCTAATCTAATAGATTTAGGTCCACCAGTGGTTGGCCCATCATGTTCTTGAGTTACATCTACAATGTTATCTCCATCTGATATTAGTATCCATCTATCTAGTGTGTAACTATCATCTGCGTTACTTGTTGTAGATACGTTAGCTACAGCTGCATCTGTTATTGTTTTACCTCTTTGAGCTACTGACATGTCTCCATTAATAATCATGTTATAACTTGCTGGTACAGTTACAGTTGTAGCAGCATAAGTTTTTACAGATGAAGCAGGAATAGTTTTCATAGTCCCAGCATCATTTACTATAAATCCATCTGCATCAGCAACAGTTATTCCGCCACCAACATCAGTTCCACCATCTAATAAATTTAATTCTGTTGTAGTTACTGTAGCACCATCTAGTATTTCTAATTCTGCTTCTAATATCGCAGCACTACCAATAGTAAATCCTGTTCCAGTTACAACACCAGTAGAAGTTATCGCACCAGAATCAACTGTTCCAGCAGCAGTTACGTTTGCACCAGCAAATGTTAATGCAGTTGTAGTTCCAGATTTAACTATTAAGTTGCCTGATGAATTTGTTGCACTACCAAAAGTAGTTCCATCATCTTTAAAGAATATGTCAGCACCATTAGCATCAAGAACAATATCGCCTTCAGAATCTAGTGTAACGGTTGTACCTGCGAGTTCTGCAGTACCATCTGCAGTAATTTGAATGTTAGCAGCGGCAGCAGCTGCGTCAGTTGTTACAATTGATAAAGTTCCATTTGTTCCAGCAGTAAATACGGCAGTATCACTACTTGAACCAGTCATGGTCATAACTTTACCATCAATAACAACATCATCTACAGTTAATGCAGTAAGAGTTCCTACAGAAGTAATCGAAGTTTGAGCTGCTTGTGTAACTGTTAAAGCAGTACCAGAAGCATTACCTGTAACATTACCTGTTACAGCGCCTGTTAATGCACCAACAAATCCTGTAGCAGTTATTTTACCTGTACTTGGATTATATGTTAATGTTCCGTCAGACTCAAGACCAATATTACCGCCATCAACATCGCCCCCAGCAGTAAATATAATAGCATTACTTTCGTCTGTAGATTCGTTGTCCGTTATTGTAACAGTTGTTGCAACAGTAGCTACATCAGCAGTACCAGTAACATCACCAGTTATATCACCAACAAATGCAGTTGATGTAATACTTGTTGCACCCGTAACTACTCCAGCATCTATACTAATTGTGCCATCTAATAAAATTGCTGAACCAGAAGCTGGTTCAATATTTATTGCTGCACCAGAATCTAAGGTTAATACACCAGCTGAATTAATATCTACTGTACCATCGGCAGTAATCGTTAAATGTCCTGCAGCGCCAGCCGTGTCTACTGTTACTAAACTAGTTGCACCGTTTGTACCAACAGTTGTTGTGAAAGTGTCATCAGTTGAACCAGTCATCACAATAACTTTACCATTTACATCAACGTCATCTACAGTTAATGCAGTAAGAGTTCCTACAGAAGTAATTGCAGTTTGAGCCGCTTGTGTAACTGTTAAAGCAGTACCAGAAGTATTACCTGTAACATTACCAACAACATTTCCAGTAAAACCAGATGAAGTTATTGTACCTAATGAAGAACTAGCATCAGCAAATGTAATTGTTCC